AGGGGACGCGAATAATGACGCGGCGCCGAAGTGTTTTTTTAGCGGAATCCTGAGAAAATGCCTGCAACTGCTACGGTTTTGAAAGTTATCCGCGGGACCGAGCGCGCGGATCGTCGACGCGACGAAGGCGCAGCGCAGCCTCGAGCGCGAGGTCGTCCTGTGCTGCCGCCGTTCGCTGAGGTCAGCGACGAGGAGCAGCGCGTGTTCTCGTGGCTCGTCGACTCGTTCAGCGTCGACGCGCTGCACGCGAAAGCCGACGGGCTCATGCTGCTCACGCTGGCGCGGAAGATTCTCCTGCTGCGGCAGTGCGAGAAAAAGATCGAGCAGTGGGGACCTGTCGTGCTCAACGCGTCAGGCTCGCCGATGAAGTCGCCTTATTGCACGGTCGCGGACGCAGTCAGCATCGAAATCCGCCGGATTATGGGCGCTCTAGGCATGACGCCCGAAGCGCGCGCACGTCTCGCGCCGCTCGGCAGCGCGCCTGGCGGCGACTCGTGGGAGCGGTTCGATTGACGAGCGACGCCTGAGCGCAGAGCAGGCCGGCGCACTGCTGCGCGCGCACCCCGAAATTGCGGCGCGTGAAGCGCTGCGCGAGCCGTTTATTACGCTCGCCGACGCAGGCTACCCGCACACCGCGGAGGGCCTGCAGTACGCCGAGGACATCCTCGACGGCACGATCGACGCCTGTAAATGGGTTCGTCTCGCCTGCGAGCGCAACACGCGCGACCTCGAGCGCATGGAAACGGACGAGTTTCCGTACACGTTCGACGCAGCAGCGAGCGAGCGCGTGCTCGTCGCGATGCAAATGTTCCGCGAGATAAAGGGGCCGACGAGCGGCCAGCGACTGCGCCTGCAGCCGTGGCAGAAATTCGTCTTCGGCACGCTGTTCGGATGGCTGCAGGTCGCGACGCGAGCGCGCCGCTTTCGGTTCGCGCTGCTCTACGTGCCGCGAGGAAACGGAAAGACCTCGCTGGCAGCGCCACTCGGCCTCTACATGCTGGCGCTCGATGGCGAAGGAGGCGCGGAAGTGTACGCGGCTGCGGTCACGCGGCAGCAGGCGCGGCTCGTGTTCGACACCGCCAAGCATATGGCGCGACGTGACAAGGAATTTTGTTCACGCTACAGCGTCGAGATTCTGGCCCACGCGATTGTGCAGGACTCGCACGCGTCGACGTTTCGCGCGCTGTCGTCGGACTCCACATCGCTCGACGGGCTCAACGTGCACCTCGCGATTCTCGACGAACTCGCGCAGCACCCGACCGGCGAAGTGTACGACGTGCTGGTGACCGGCATGGGCAAGCGCACGCAGTCCATGCTGCTCGGCATCACGACTGCCTCATCGAATCAGTCGGGCATCGGCTTCCAGCAGTGGCGCTACTGCGAGCGCGTGCTCGAACAGAAGGTGGCCGACGAGCAGTTTTTCGGCATGCTCTACACGATCGACGAGGACGACGACTGGCGCAGCGAGCGCGCGCTGCGCAAGGCGAACCCGAACTGGGGCGTGTCCGTGATGCCTGATGTCGTGCTCGCCGCGTGCGCGCGCGCTGTGCAGTCGCCGTCGCGCGCTGCGGCGTTCAAGCAGAAGCACCTCAACATCTGGACGAACGCCGATCAGGAATGGATGGACATGCTCGCATGGGCGCGCGCTGCAGACCCGACATTGCGGCGCGAAGATTTCATCGGCTGCGATTGTTTCGTCGGCGTCGACCTCGCCACGAAGATCGACCTCGCTGCGATTGTGATCCTGTACTGGAAAGAAATCGAAGGCGTGCTGCACTATTACCTGTTCGCGGATTTCTTTCTGCCGCAGGCCGCGGTCGACAAAGTGCGCAACGACAACTACGCGGGCTGGGCGCGCGACCGGTTCATCCAGACGACTGCAGGCGAGTGCAACGACATGGGCGCCATCACGCGCTGGCTGCTCGACATCCATCGCGAGAATCGCCTCGTCGACCTCGCCTACGATCCGTGGCAGGCGCTGCAGATGGCGCAGACGCTGAGCGATGAGGGCGTGTCCGTGATCGAGTATCGCCCCACGGTGCAGAACTTTTCCGCGCCGATGAAGGAGCTGGACGGGCTGGTGCGCGAGGGGCGACTGCACCACGACGGTAATCCGGTAATGACGTATTGCGTGTCGTGCGTGCGCGTGCAAGAGGATTTTAAGGGCAACATTTTCCCCCGCAAAGACAAGACGGATCGGCTGAAAAAGATTGACGGCGTCGTGGCAGCGCTCATGGCACTCGGGCGGAAAATGGTGCACGACGCGACAGAGGGCGACCCGTCGATCGCTGTCCTGTAGTCGCATCGTGACGATGAGACTGGAACTGTGCCGCTCTCGAGGCCGTGCGCAGTTGACAGCCGCGCGGCTCGAGGATTAGGCTTCCGTCTGCGATGAACGAGGCACGACAGCGACCCCCGCGCGACGAGCGCGAACGCACGCCGCCACCGCCGCGTTGATTTCTTTCCTTCCGAGCGACGGTCCAAACCGGTCTCGGTGTAGCAGGAGTCCGATGCTATGCCGCTCGCTCGCCCGTACGCCGAAATCCAGCGCCGCGAATTTCATACGCTCGCAGTCGAAGCCGCAGCCGAGCGCACGGTCAAGTTCGTGGCGAGCGATGAGACAGTCGACCGCTACGGCGACGTGATCCGCGTCAGCGGTTGGGACCTCGCGTCGTTCAAGAAAAACCCCGTGCTGCTGTTCGGTCACGACTCGCGCCAGCCGCCGATCGGCGTCGTCTCGAAGGTCTGGAAAGAGGACAAGCAACTGCTGGCCATCGCCAAGTTCCTCAGCGAGGGCGTGTACGCGTTCGCAGACACCGTGTGGAACATCATCGCCGATGGCGCGCTGAAGGCCGTGAGCGTCGGGTTCATGCCGACGAAAAAGCCGAAGCAGATCCTCGACGAGCAGAACGAGTGGACGGGCGGCTACGAATGGGTCGGCCAGGAACTGCTCGAACTGTCAGTGGTGCCCATCGGCGCGAACCCCGCGGCGCTCACCGCGAAGATGCTCGCCGATCTCGACCTCGATCGCCCCGCGCTGCTCGCGTCACCGACGAGCATCGCCCAACGAAACTTCGCGGCGCAACGGTACGCGGAGATTGCCAAACTCGGCGCTGCGCGCTGAGCACTTCCACAACGCCCACAAGGACATGCCATGACCATCGCAGAGCAGATCCGCATCGCACGTGAAAAGCGCAAGGCGCTCGTCGTCATTCTCGACACCCTCGTGAAGGCCATCGAAGGCACGCCGGCGCTCGCAGCGACCGGCACCACTGCGGCCGTCGCTGGCGTCGAGCCGCGCGTGTTCACCGATGACGAGTCGCGGCAGTTCGACGCGACGCGCACCGAGATCGGCGCGCTCGACGCGCACCTCGAGCGCCTGCTCGCAGCCGAGCGCGTCGCTGCCGTGAGCGCTGTCAGCGTCGCCGCGATCGCCGGCGAGCGCGTCGCGACCGATCCGGCGCAGCGCATCACGCACGGCGCGCGCACGCTGCCGAAGGGCACGATGTTCGGCCGCTACGCGCTGGCGATGATCCACGCGCGCGGCAACCACATGGACGCGATGAAGATCGCGGAGCGCTGGAAGGACTCGACCCCCGAGGTCGGCGGCTACATCGAGCGCGCGGCAGTTGCCGCCGGCACGACCACCGGCGCGACGTGGGCGGCGCCGCTCGTCAACCAGACCGTGCTCGCGGACGAGTTCATCGAACTCCTGTCGCCGCTGCTCATCGCGGACCAGATCGCGGGCAAACGCGTGATCCCGTTCAACGTGAAGATCCCGCGCATGACCGGCGGGGTCACGGCGCAGTGGGTCGGCGAAGGGCTGAGCAAGCCCGTCGGCGTCGGCGCGTTCGACCAGATCACGCACCCGTGGGCGAAGCTGGCCATCATCACGGTCGTGTCGGAGGAACTCATCCGGTTCTCGAACCCCGGCGTCGAAGCCGTGATGACGCAGAACATGACGGACGCCATCTCGACCGAATACAACAACCAATTTCTCAACGGTGGCGCGCCGGTGACCGGCGTCAAGCCGGGCGGGATCTGGAACGGCATCCCCGCGCCGCAAGTGCGCGACTCGACAGGCTCGACGCTGGCGCAGATCAATGCCGACGTGAACTACGTTCTCACGCTGCAGGCGTCGAACAACCTGCCGCTGCTGTCGCCGTACTGGATCATGGCGCAGCGCACGTTCGGCTACCTGCAGAGCATGCGCACGGCGATCGACACGCTCGCCTATCCCGATCTGTCGGCGCCGTCGCCGACGTGGTTCGGGATCCCCGTGCTCGTGTCGACGCAGATCCCCACGAACGGCGGCGTCGGCACCAACGAGACGTTCATCGGCCTCGTGAACGGCGCGGAAATCTTCTGGTCACAGGACCCGAACGTGACGATCGACATGTCGCGCGAGGCGTCGCTGCAGATGGACAGCGCGCCGGCCACGCCGCCGACGCCGGTGCAGTCGCTGTGGCAGCAGAACCTCGTCGGCATCAAGGCCGAGCAGTACGTGTACTGGTCGCAGCGGCGCCTGATCGCGTTCTCGAAGATCGCCAAGGTGACGTACTAGCCGCGAGCAGTCGGCGGCACCGATGCGGCCACGACGCACCTCCTGTCCGTCGTGGCCGCAATCGTTTTGCTCACGAACGCGGGGATCGAGTCATGCACAAAGTCCGAATGGGAGCCGCGTTTCCGTACGGCGGCCGCACGCTGCTGCCGGGGCACGTGTACGAGTTGCCGACCGAAGTCGCTGACGCGCTGCAGCAGCAGCGCCTCGGCGAAATCGTCGCCGACACGGAGCCGGCCAAGGAAAGCGTCGCAGCGCTCTCGCGCGGACGGTACGATCGCCGCGACATGCGCGTGAAGGACTGAGCGCGATGGCGCTGCTCGATCGCCTGCGCGCTGCAGCAGGTGCGCTCGTGCGTGAGGCGCCGAGCGAACCGGCGATCATCTGGCCGTCGAGCGGCGATCGTGGCGCGCCGGGGTCGTGGCAAATGAACCTGAACGCGCCGGGCTCGCAAACGGCGCTGCTGGCGTTCTCTGCCGTTTACGCCTGCATCAATGTCATATCGTCGGACATCGCCAAGCTTGGCTGGACTCTGCTGCGCGCGCTCGCTGACGGCGGGGAAGAGGAGGCGACGAACTCGCCGATCTATCCGTTGTTCACGCGCCCCAATTCGTACCAGACGACGGTCGACTTCGTGCAGCAGTTCATCGCCTGCGCGCTGTTCACAGGCAACGCCTGCGCGCTCAAGGAGTTCAACGAGCGCGGGGTCCCGATCGCGCTGCACGTGATGCCGCCCGGCACGTGCGAGCCGCTGGTATCTGAACTCGGCGACGTGTTCTACAAGCTCGGCCGCAACAACTTCGCCGCAGAGAGCGGCGGCGTCACGGTGCCGGCGCGCGCCGTGATTCATCATCGCCTGATGACGCTGCGGCACCCGCTCGTCGGAATCTCGCCGATCACAGCGGCAGCGATGAGCGCCGCGACCGGGCTGACGATCCTGAAAAATCAAGGCGTGTTTTTCGAGAACATGTCGCGCGCGTCTGGCGTGCTGAAGGCGCCGGGGCGAATCTCGAAGGAGTTGGCTGAGCGCCTGAAAAAAGACTGGGAGGAAAATTTCAGCGCCGGCAAGTTCGGGAAAACGGCCGTGCTCGGCGAAGGGCTCGAATGGCAGCCGCTGACCATCACGGCGGTCGACTCGCAGTTGATCGAGCAGTTGCGGTGGACCGGCGACGACGTGGCGCGCGTGTATCGCGTGCCGACGTTCATGCTCGGCGACTTGTCGAAATCGACCTACAAAAACAGCGAGCAGATGCAGCGCACGTATTATTCCGGCTGCCTGCAGTACCACATCGAAGCGCTCGAGGCGCGATTCGACGCAGGGCTCGAGGTCGAGCCGCGGCACGGGATCGAGTTCCGAATCGAGAACATGCTCCGCACGGAAATCGACGTGCGGTTTGAGGCGTACGCGAAGGCGCTGCAGTCGTCGTGGCTGACCATCAACGAAGTCCGCGCCGAGGAGCGTCGCTCGAAGATCGCCGGAGGCGACGAGCCGATGGTCCAGATCCAGTATGCCCCGCTGTCGCAGATCATCGACGGCACAGCCGCAGCAGCGAACGCGCCGAAGGGGGTAAGGGCAGCGCTGCGCGCTGTGCTCGCCTCCGCCGATCCTAGCGCGCCTACCGACGACGCTACGCCATGAACCTGACTGACTTCACGCAGACGAAGGCCGCGCTGCTCGCTGCGTTCCTGCCGCTCGCCAAGCAGCACTCGAGGATAACCGCGACCAACGAGGATCTGACGATCGCCATTTATCTCGAGGCTGCGATCGACAGCGCCGAGCACTACCTCGACCGCGACGTGTGGCCGACAGCGCGCGAATACACTGGCACGCCGGAATTGATCCTCTCCCAGTACCGCTTCAGGTTCTGGCGCGGGCGCGCGGAAAGTGTCAAAGTAATGCAGGGATCCACAGACATCACAGGGCAAGCGATGATCGAGGGCTCAGTCGACCCGCGCACGTGGGGATTTATCCTCACGTTCGGCTCGAACCCCGGAGCCATCGTCGTCACGTTCGCGTCAGGCTTCGCGACGCTCGACGCGATGCCGAGCGACCTGAAGTCCTTCATCCTCACTGCGTTCGGCTGGCTCTACGAAATGCGCGAGCTGGCGAATTACACGGCGATGGTGCAGCCGGCGAACGTGATCCCCGAATATCTGCTGCTGTCGTGGGCCAACTCTCACTTCGCCTAAAGCCATGCGCGCAGGTCGACTCAGGCATCAGGTCGTGTTCGCGCGTCGCCGCGCGGGGCAGGACGATGTCGGCCAGCCTGCGGTCGAGTTCGACCCGCTGTTTCAGGCGCCGGCGTCCGTCGACCCGCTCACGGGGCGCGAGTTCTTTGGCGCGCGCACGTTCGTCGATCAGGTCGACACCGTGATCGAGTTGCGTTACGACGAGCAGCACGAGACGCTACGCGCGACAGACCGCGCGACAGTCGCCGGCGCACAGGGCGGCGTGTACGACATCGTGGCCGTACTCGCGCCCGAGCAGTCGGGGAAACTTCTGCGCGTGATGGCGCTGCGGGTGACCTGATGGCTGTCACGATGGAATGGAAAAACGCCGCCGAGTTGCTCGGCCGCATGCGCACGCTGCAGTTCGCGGTCAAGGAAAAGATTGGTTATGCAGGCGCGTATGCAGGCGCGAAGGTTCTGCGCGACGCAGCGCAGGCGCAAGCAGCGAGCAACGGCTCGATCGACACCGGCTCGATGATCGGCAACATCGCGACAGCGCGCGAGAAAGGCGGCTCCGGCGACGGGCGCTATCAATACACGATCGGCGTGCGGCACGGCACGCGCAAGCAGCGCAAAGAGGACGACGACCCGTGGTATTGGTGGTTCGTCGAGTTCGGCACTGCGAAGCAGGCAGCGAAGCCTTTTATCACGCCGATGTTCGAGTCGTCAGGCGTGCGCAACGAAATGCTGGCGCGCGTCGCGCTGACCGTAGAGCGCGGGATCAAACGCAACACGCCGAAAGAATGAGTTACGACATCGACAAGGCGCTGCAGGAGGCACTCGCCGGCACCGTCGGGGGGCGCGTGTACCCCGTGCGGCTCGCTGACGCGCCGACGTATCCGGCGATCGTTTACTCGACGCCGGGGACCCGCTTCGACAACACGCTGGCGGGGCAGTCTACGCTCACGTTCTTTCGGTACCGCGTCGACATTTACGCACGCACGCGCAAGGAACTCGGGCAACTGCGCTCGACAGTGCTGGCGATAATGCGCCGCTTCCCATACTTGAATGTTCCGATGATGGACATCGACGGTTACGAGCCTGCGAAGGACGTGTATCGCCGCATGCTTGATTTCTCGATTTCGGAGCACCTTCCGAAGTCGTCAGTTGCGCTACGAAAGACGGCGCGCGTTTCACCCTCACCGTAAGACGGAGGCAGACCATGGAAGATTTCACCTCGCAAGGCGTGTCCTCGCAAGGCGCAGTGCTGCAGATCGAAGGGGGCACCGCAGGAGCAGCAGCGACGATCACGGCCATCACGGCAGCGAACCCGCCGCATATCAGCACGACGACGCCGCCGGCAGCGGGGACGGTCGTCACGATCGCCGCCGTTCTCGGCATGACGGAGATCAACGGAAAGACCGGCGTGGTGGGGAACCCCGTCGCCGGCGGCTTCGACCTCATCGGCGTCGACGCGTCAGGGTACACCGCGTACGTCAGCGGCGGCACCGCGACGGAACTCCCGTTCCTCGACATTTGCGAGGCCAAGACGTTCACGGGCTTCGACGGTCAAGCGAGCGAGCTGGACAAGTCGACCATGTGCTCCGAAGCCAAGGAGTTCGTGCAGGGGCTGCAGGACTTCGGCTCGTTCACCTTCGAGATGAATTACGTTCCCGACGACCCGTCGCAGCAGGCGCTGGCCGACGCGAAGGCTGCGGGCGACACCAAGTGGTTCCGGTTGATCGAGCCGCCGGAACTCGGCGGGACGATTCAGTTCCAGGCCTTCGTCAAGTCGATGTCACTCGCGGGCGGCGTCGACACGGTGATGACCTCGAGCGTGGCGCTGCGCGTGACTGGCGCACCGACGCGCGTCGCTGGCGCATAAGGCGGAGCCCATGGGACTGACGATACGGGAACTCATCGCTGCAGCAGTCAATCCGAAACCGGTCAAGAAGGACATCCCCGGGCTTGGCGAAATTTACCT